CAAACTGCGAGAGCAGACTTGCACGGGAACGGACGAGTACCACCAAGGCGCCTTTGCCCTTGCTGGGAAAGTGGGGTAACTATAACCTGGAGATTAATATGAAACAGGACAACTGGGACAAAGCAAACGACTGGATACTATTTTTGGGACTGGTAGTGGTTTTTGGTGTTATACTAAAGGGCATACTCTAATGGAGACGAATATGTTGCACTCACAGTACTCTGCCGCCAAGTTCATCTGCTACTTGATACTGATGGGCATCTACCTCTTTGCAACCATCCGCATCCTTCAGGTCTTATGACTGACGAACTGTCCAAGCAGGACATGCTCCAGGTCCTGGTGACCTTCGACACCGATGAGTTCCGTGTCATCACCGAGGCGCCCGTGGAGACCTCCGAGCAGGATATCATCGAGGCAATGCACCGGGTGCGAATCATCCACCCTGGCATCAACCGGCAACTGAAGAGAGATTCCCAGAACTGGCTGGATACATTCTCACCCGAAAGGAACGGGCACTGTCATACCCACAACCAGGATGAGCAGACAATTCAATGAGCAGGCTATTAACCTTCATTGATGATGACACCAAGGCATTATTTTTGGCAGTGATAATCACACTCCTGATTGATGCTCTCATAGTCGGTGGAATAGTTGGCTTGATACTGTTAGTGAAATAAAACCTTAGAGAACCAATTGATTTGGAAGCATAGAGTATTTGGAGACTGATATGACAAGCCTGCTGCAACTCACACTCATTGGGATCATCTTGGGACTGTCCTGGACCCTGCTCATAGTCTGGTATCGTGGATACAGGGCAAGAAACGAAGCAGAACGCCTGTGGGGGATCCTGGACGATATAAGCACGGCAGGTGATTACTACAAGCCTGCAATCTGCCCATACTCGTCATACGTTATGAAGACATGCGAGTCCCGGATTGGGCTCATTACCTCAGACGGGCACACCCTGAAGTGGTATTGGGACAGGAGTGAATGATGGCATTACCAGATAAAGAACGGTTGCGGGAGATTGCGAAATGTAGGAATGAGCGCATTTGGCGGCTCAAGGTGAAATATGCTGAAATTAAAGCCCTCGCCCAATACGTTGAAAAGGCACAGGCGTTGTCGGATAAGTGGCGGGTGATTGCAACCACAAGAGATAAACCAGACCTAGATGCAGAAGTACATGAGGAATGGATTGAAATGGCAAGGTGTTGCGCCGACGAACTGGAAGCACTGAGCAAATGAACCAGGACGAAGAAACCATGTGGCAAAAGGCAAAGGCACTCATGGTACTCGGTGCGTTCATGGTGTTTGTATTGTGGATACTGACAGAGATGGTGACGCAGTGACCTGGCTAAGATGGATAGGGGAATGCATGAAGAGGTTTGTAAGTGAGTGGATTCATTAGCCAAGATTGTCTATATTAGGTAAATCGTGGCAAAACAAAAGGCAACCAAACCCCAAGGACAGCAACTGGCGTTCGTTGAGGAGTTCATTGTTGACCACAACGGAACTGCTGCTGCGATCAGGGCTGGATACTCTCCGGGTGGTGCATCGAGGACTGCAACACGACTCCTGACATACCCATACATCCTGGAGGGCATCATCGAGCGAATGGATGCCCGGTCAGAGAGAACCGGGATCACTGCCGACATGGTACTGCAACGGGTCTGGTTACTGGCAAACTTCAATATAGGGAAATTCCTCCGCACCAACGATGAGGGTGTAGCGGTCTATGATTTCTCCGAGGCAACCGAGGAGGACTGGTACTGCATCCAGGAGTACACGGTGGATCAGATCGGGCGCGGTCAGGATGTTATCCCTGCAGACAGGCTCAAGATCAAGACCTACGACAAACTCCGGGCACTGGAACTTGCCGGCAGACACGTTGATGTCCAGGCATGGAAGGATCGGATCGACTTTGCCGGCAGGGTGATGGTGGAGAAGGTGGAGAGGGTCATTGTCACTACAGCAGACTGACACCACGCTACAGATTCAGACAGCAGGGGTATTCCTGCCCTTGCTCGAGCCAGCCCGTTACAAGGGAGCATACGGTGGCAGGGGCTCAGGCAAGTCATACTTCTTCGCAGACAACGTCATTGACGAGGCACTGTGTAAGCCGGGTCTCCGGGTGGTGTGTATTCGAGAGGTACAGAAAGACCTCAAGGATTCAGCGAAGAGACTGATCGAGGATCGGCTCAAGTTCCACGACCTGGGCGAGAACCAGGGTTTCAAGATATTCTATGACCGCATCGTCACCCCGGGCAACGGCATCATCGTCTTCCACGGGATGCAGGATCACACTGCTGAGTCTATAAAAAGCCTGGAAGGATTCGATGTTGCGTGGGTTGAGGAATCTCAGACATTATCATCACGCTCCCTCGATATGCTCCGTCCGACCATCCGTAAGGAGAACTCCGAGATATGGTTCAGTTGGAACCCAAGGCGCAAGGTTGACCCTGTTGACGTTCTATTGAGGCAGGGGACACCACCGACCAATGCCGTGGTGGTCAGGGCAAACTGGGATGACAACCCGTGGTTTCCCAAGGTACTCGAGCAGGAACGGCAGGACTGCCTATCCAGCCAGCCGGAGAACTACGAGCATATCTGGGAAGGCGACTATGTCGGTGTCTCACAGGGCGCCTACTACGCCAAGCAACTCGCGGTGGCAAAACGAGAACACCGCATTGGACGGGTCGCGCCTGATCCCCTGCTGACCATACGCCTGTTCGCTGATATCGGTGGAACCGGGGCAAAGGCAGATGCATTCGTCTTCTGGGTGGCACAGTTCATCGGTCAGGAGATCAGGATCCTGGACTACTACGAGGCGCAGGGGCAAGACCTGGCGACACACCTCGCGTGGATGCACCACGAAGACCGCAAATATACCAAGGAACGGGCGCAAATCTGGTTACCCCATGACGGTGAGACCCACGACAAGGTCTACTCGGTCAGTTACGAGTCAGCGTTCAAGGACGCAGGCTACAAGGTGACCGTGATCCCGAATCAGGGCAAGGGTGCTGCCATGAAGCGCATCGAGGAAGGTCGCAGGCTGTTCCCGCAGATGTGGTTCGACCAGGAGAAATGTTCTGGTGGTCTTGATGCTCTGGGGTGGTATCATGAGAAAGTTGACACGGTTCGCAACATCGGACTGGGACCGAATCATGACTGGGCAAGTCACGGGGCTGATGCATTCGGGTTGATGGCTGTAGCGCACAAAGTACCCAGACCAGCTGGGGCAAAGGCAGAACGGATCGTATTTAAAGGCTGGAGTTAACACAGAGAGCAGGAACATGGACTTCAAAAAACACGCAGATGTACTTGTTGGCTTAACCGCATCCCAGAATGCCGACATCGACAACCGGGATGCCTGCCGGGAGGCGCACCTGTTCCTGGACAAGCGTGACGGTCAGTGGGAGCCCTACTGGTGGACGGCAATGGAGAAACGTCCCCGGTATACATTCGACCAGACCGGACCCATCGTTGACCAGATTGCTGGTGAGATGGATCAGGCAGACTTCAGTGTCACGGTCAAGCCGGCAGGGGGAGAGACCACAGAGGATGATGCTGAGTTGTTCGATGGCATGATCCGCAACATCGAGAACGTCAGCAGCGCAGCAGATATCTATGGGTTGGCGGCACGGGGGATGATCACTGGCGGTATTGACGGGTGGCAGATCAAGCACAAGTACGTTGACGATGACTCGTTCGACATGGACCTGGTGATTGAGCCCATTGCAAACTTCGTTGACTCCGTATGGTTCGACCACTTCACGAAACCCGATGCATCGGATGCCAAGTGGGTGGTGGTACTCGAAGCGATACTCAAAGATGATTACGATGAACGTTGGCCGGAAGGTTCCGGCGCCTCGGTGGACGAGTCGCGCCTGTCAGAGGCGTATTACAACAAGCATGAGCAGGTAGTCATCGGTCAGATTTACTACATCAAGCAGGTTGACCGGGAACTGTTGCTGATGAGCAATGGCAGTGTCCTGGAACGCTCAGATGAGACTGAGTCGATCATCGATGAACTGGAACTGGCAGGGATAACCATCGAGAAGGAACGCACCCGCAAGAAGGATGTGGTGATGTCGCGGCTGTTCGATGGCAACGACTGGCTGAACGAGGAGCAGAAAACGGTATTCAACCAAATCCCTGTGATCCCATGCATTGCCAACTTCAAGATATTCGAGAACAAGTTGATCTACCGTGGTGTGGTCGAGAAGTTATTCGATGCCCAGCGGGTATACAACTACTCCAAGTCCCGTGAGGTAGAGGAGGTCGCGCTGTCGCCCAGGTCGAAGTACTGGATGACACCGGCACAGGGCGCGGGACACTCGGACACACTTTCTACCCTGAACACCAACGCTGACCCGGTGCAGTTTTATAACAACGACCCGGATGTCCCCGGTGCGCCACAGCAGAACGGTGGCAGCCCGATCAACCCGGGACTGAAGACGGTCTCCGATGATATGCAGATGATCATGGGTCAGACGGCTGGACTGTTTGCCCCCAACATGGGCGACAACCCCAACCTGCAATCGGGTGTGGCAATCAAGTCACTGCAGCGCAAGGGCGACACCAGCACGATCAAGTACTTCAAGTCACAGGAACGGGCAATCGCACGGACGGGGAGGATCCTGGTGGATGCGATCCCGGTGGTCTACGACACAACCCGTCAGATCAGGATCATGAAGGAGGATGGGCAGTTCGAGATGACCGTCCTGAACCAGGTCATGTTCGACCAGAGCACGATGCCACCGACCCCGGTCATGATTCACGATGTCAGCAAGGGCAAGTATGACGTTACCTGCAGTGCGGGTCCGGCATTCCAGAACCGGCAGGAGGAGACTGTTGATGCAATCGTCCAGATGGGCGCAGTTGATCCGAGCATCATTGAAACTGGTTCGGACATCCTCTTCAAGAACATCGACAGTCCCGGCATGGACTTACTGGCAGAACGCAAGCGTGAGCAGTTATTTGAGGCCGGGATGATCCCTGAGAAGCAGATGACTGATGAGGAACAGCAAATCTATCAGCAGAAGCAGCAGGAGCCCCAACAGCCTGATCCGGCGATGGTATTGGCACAGGCAGAGCAGGGTAAGGCCGAGGCAGAAAAGGGCAAGGCCAAGGCTGCAGCGGACAAGATTCAGATCGAGGCGTGGGCAGTCCAGCAGGAGCAGGCACGGAAGGATGCCAAGGAGCAGAGGGATACCCAGCAGCAGATGTTTGACCAGATGATGGACAGGTTCTCCAAGTACGTGGTCAACCTCGAGAAGTTGGTCAACTCGATTGGACCTGGAACGCTCACCCTACAGAGTGGGGA